CAACTGCCCGGCGGAGGCTGTGGAGAACGGCGGCAGGCTGTACATCCGGTTTCAGTTCGCGGGCGGCCAGAAGCTGACAGCCGGGTGGGATGACCTGCTGGTGCTGCGGAAGCACTACAACGAATCGGACATCTTTGGCGACAGCAACCACGCCATTACGACCAGCCTGCAGCTGCTGGACACCACAGGCCAGGGCATGGCCAACGCCATCAAGAGCACCGCGAACCTGCGCGGCATCCTGAAGAGCACCAAGGCGATGCTCAGCGATGATGACATCAAGCGGCAGAAAGACCGCTTCGTGGCGGACTACCTGAGTCTGGAGAATAGCAGCGGTATCGCGATGCTGGACAGCACGGTGGACTTCAAGGCTGTGGACGTGAAGCCGGAGATCGCCACCTACGAGCACGTCGGGCAGCTTCGGGAGAACATTTACCGATACTTTGGCGTGAGCGAGGACGCCATCCAGGGCAAGCTGTTCGGGGACGCCTGGGAAGCGTTCTACGACAGCGCGGTGGAGCCGTTCCTGATCGCGCTCGGGCTCGAGCTCACCTACAAGATTTACACCGACCGGCAGCGGGGCTTCGGCAACGAGGTGGTGTTTGAATCGAGCCGGATGCAGTACATGTCGATGGACAATAAACTGAAGCTAATACAGCTTGTGGACAGAAAAACCATGCTTCCCAATGAGCTCCGGGCGATTCTGAACCTTCCGCCGGTGCCCTGGGGCGACGAGCCTTTGTTCTGGCAGGACCCTAAAGGCGAGGCAGAATTAAAAGAGCCGGACAAGGAGGACAAAGAGCAAGATGATCAGCAAGGATAGACGATACCGGGCCTTTGAGTGCCGGGCCGATGCAAATGAAGCCGCTGTGGATGGATATGCAGCGGTTTTTGATACGCCGGAGGTCATGTATGAGTTTGACGGCGTGAAGTATTCGGAGGTCATTGAGCGCGGCGCGTTTGATGAGGCGCAGATGGGCGACGTGGTGATGAATTTCAATCACGGCGGGAAACCGGTCGCCCGGACAAAGAACGGCACGCTGCAGTTGATGGTGGACGATCATGGACTGAAGGTTCGGGCCGATTTGTCCAGCACGGCGGAATCCCGTGCGTTATACGATGAGATAAAGGCGGGGCTGATCGACAAGATGAGTTTCGCTTTTACTGTAAACAAGGAAGCCTACAACAAAGACACCCGGACGCGCTCAATCCAGGGCATCAAGCGCGTGTTCGACGTGGCAGCGGTAGATTTCCCTGCTTACGAATCCACGGCAATCACGGCGCGGTCCTATTTCGAGGCGGAGGCCGAGAGGGAGCGGGCGGAGGCCCGTCACGCGCTGGAACTGGCGAAAGCCAAATACGACTTTTTAGGAGCGAGTTAGATGAATTTGGATGAAATGAACCTCCAGCAAGTGGAGGAGAGGCTGGCCGCGCTGGACGTGGAAGTCCGCGAGGCGACCGAAGCCGAGGCGGTGGAAAAGGCCGCCGACGAGAAGAAGGGCCTCCTCACCCGCAAGGCCGAACTGGTTGACCTGGAGCAGCGGAAAAAGACCGCGCTGGAACTGAACGAGGGGAAGGCCCCGGAGAAAATAATCGAAACGAGAAAGGTTGAAAAGCCCATGAGTGAACATATCGGAAACATGAATTACCGGGAGGCAATGGACCTTCCTGAATATCGTACCGCGTGGACCAAGTCCATGATGGGCAAGCCCATGAACGAGGTGGAAAAGCGCGTATGGGACCTTGTGACCCTCCAGAGCGCCGCGCCTGCCGTACCGACCATCATCGCCGACCAGATCGTTGACAACATGGCGAAGATCGCGCCGATGATGAATGAAATCAACATGTTCAGGGTCCCTGGCGTGCTTCGCATCATGGTCGAGGGCGCGAGGGCGGCCGCTGCGCTGCATGTTGAAAACGCCCCGATCATTCCCGCGGCCGACACCCTGACCGCCGTCACCCTGAGCCAGTTCGAGTTCGTCAAGTCGCACTCGATCTCCGCGACCATCCGCAACACCGCGGTTCCCGCGTTTGAGGCGTGGCTGGTCAAGGCTTTGGCCGAGGACATCGCCCTTGCTGTGGAGGCCGGGATCATCAACGGGACCAACGTGACCGGCGGTATCGAGAACGTGGTTGGAGCGTGGACGGACAATGTGGACGGCATCGACTACGGCGCGGGCCTGACCTATGACGACGTCGTGGACCTGATGGCGCTCCTCCCTGCGCGGCATGACCGCAACGCGAAGTGGCTGATGCCCAAAGCGATGTTCTATAACCAGTTCGCAAAAGTGCAGGATGCCAACGGCTTCCCCATCGTGGCGAAGGACTTCTCTGCCGCGATCCCCTACCGTGTGCTGGGATTCCCGGTTATCATTTCCGACACCGTGGGCGCGGGCATCGCGTACTTCGGCAACTTCAAGCAGCTCTACGGCAACATGAGCCAGGACATCAACGTCAAGGCGTCCGAGGAGGCTGGGTTCACCACGAACAGCGTGATCTATCGCGGGACCGTCATCTTCGACTGCGACCATCCGGACGCGTCTGCATGGCGGAAACTGTTCACCTGATAACCACATGAACTGAAACGGGGAGGAATTCCTCCCCTGACTATTTGGAGGAATAATAATGGGACTTGCAGGATATGACCCTAACAGGGGGCAATGGCTGAAAACCGGCAGTGATAAGCATGTTGACCGGTCTTTCATCGCCCACTATCAAATCGCCGCGGCTGACGCTGTCGCGGAAGGAGCCGCTACGGTACTGGCCGCAACACCGCTGACCGCAGCCGTGCAGACCTTTGACGCTGACAATGTGCTGGCGCAACCGGCCGTTCCGCGTTGCCTGAGCATCACCTGCGACACGGCAGGATGCGTCGGTAACGTGCTGATCACCGGGCTTGACTCTGACGGTGTGGCAATGAGCGACACCATTGCGCTCAATGGCGCGAAAACCGTAGCAGGAGATGAGGCGTTCGCCAGCATCACCGGCATCACCTTCCCCGTGGCGCGGTACCAGAGCGGTGGTATCACCGTCACGGCAGGGGCGTCCGCCGCCGCAGACATGACCATCACCGTGACCGCCGCAGCGCTGACCGGCTCCAGTGAGGTGCTGACCGTGGGCGTGCTCAACGGAGACACCGCAGAACAGGTGGCGGGCAAAATCGTGGACGTGGCCAACCTCAACCCCGACATCACCGGCGACTTCACCTTTACCGCGGACGGCGCGGATGTCATTATGACCGCCAAAGCCTTTGCCGCGCAGGACGCCACCTACAACATCGCATTTTCCGGGGCGGGGGCAAATGGGACCGGAGTGACCCTGGGCGCATACGCCGGAATCGTGTCCGGCAACCCGGCCGGGAACGTGTCTATTGGGACTACGGACGACCTGGGACTTCCGCATTGTTTACCGTATGACACGATCCTGAAGATCGTCAGCGGCGGAATTGCGGATACTGTGGCGACCAGTTCCTTCCACCCGACCACGCTGGGTTCAAATTGGGTCAACCCGACGGTGGCGCTGAACGGCTCGCAAATCGACATCTACTACCTGGTATAAGGAGGGCATATGGCGGTCGGAGTAAGTTATCTCGCTAAGATCAAGCGGGCGGTGCGGACCGTTTCGACCGCCTCTGACATCTCGACTGAACTGACCGATTTGATTGAGGAATGCCGGGCTGACCTGGTTCAGCTCGGCGTCCTCTCCACCAAGGCGAACGACGAAACCGACGTGCTGGTGCTGGGCGCGGTGCGGAGTTTTGTTCGATGGAAGTTCGCCCAGGACGAGAAAGAAGCCCTGTGGAACATGCAGGACTACCTGACCCAGCGCGATGAGATGCGGCGCAGAGAAGCCTACACCGTGGAGGCCACGCCATGAGAATGGACGAGCAACTGGTGCTGGTCGATACCGTCACGAGCGTCAACAGCGTGGGCATCCCGGTACTGACGGAAACCAAGACCACGGTGTGGGCGGACAAACTGAGCGCCAAACGCGCCGAGTACTACGCGGCCAATGCCGCAGGCATCCGTGTGGACATCGTGTTCAGCGTGAACGCGGACGATTACACGGGGCAAACCGAGGTGGAGTGGAACAGCACGAAATACAACGTGGTCAGGTCCTATGCCTCCGGCCGAGGCCGCGTGGAATTGACCTGCGCGTTGAGGTGATGAGATGGACATACGCTCAAAGATTGTGACGGCGCTTTCAAGTGTAGGGGCGCCTGCTTACTGGATGAAATGGGCCGGGGACACCAACCCGCCCGCCACCTACATCACCTTCCAGACGGTGAACCGGCCTGACCTCAGCGCGGACGATGCCCTTCACGAACGGGAACACTTTGTGTACCTGGATGTATTCAGTGAAACCGACCCCTACTCGGTGGCCAGCGCTGTGCGGACGGCCATGGAAGGCGCGGGCTTTGATGAGGTCGAGATGCGGGACGTAGGGCAGGCCGGGAACACCGTCACCGAACTGAGGGACTACCACGTCGCGTTTACCTTCTCCTACCTGGAGGTGGTTTGATGGCCATTACATTATCTGGCACTGAGGTGTTTCTGAGCGACCTGGAGAGGATGATTCCCAGCGACACCAACGTGGACGCGGCATTGGCGGAAGGGGCAGAAGTCATCGCCAAGGAAATGCGGCAGTTGGCGCCTGTCAAATCTGGAAAACTGAAGAGTGCTATCAAGGTCGGGAAAGCACGGAACGGCCGAAACGGCCGCCAGGTGACGGTGGGTGTCCACCGGCGCGATTTCAGTGGCGACGAATACTACCCGGCCTATGTGGAGTACGGACACGGCGGGCCGCGACCCGCTCCACCGCACCCGTTCATCCGACCCGCCTTTGACCTGAAAAAAGACGAAGCCTGGAAAACTGTCAAGCAGGCCGTCATTGACCAAATGAATTCGAAAGGACTGTAAAACATGGCAACATCATCCCGAATCGGCCTGCGCGATGTGAAAATCGCCTGGCTGGACGCAAACACCGATACCCCATCGGCCGCGGCAACCTATACGATGGAGGCCGCGACCGCCCTGGAGGCCATCGACGCACAAATCTCCCGGGGCACGGCTGACCCCGATGTCCAGTACGCGGACGACATTGAGTCGGACGTGCTCTACCCGGACCCGGAAATCACCATCACCCTGGAGGTCAAGGAGGTTCCGCTCCCCCTGCAGAAACTGCTGTTCGGG